GGTACCCCGAATTAGTGGAGAATAGGTTTCTCTCCACTATACATGAGTTTGTATTACCAAATTTCATGTAAATTATCGTTCAAGCTCGCCTTAACGAAAGGTTTTTCCAATTTAAAGTACTTTGCCTTGGAATCACCGGCCGCAAAATGGCGCTCAAACGGTAATTTGGTAAGAGCAGTCGAAAATCTCGTCTGCTTCTCCCGATAGTCACGTAGGAGTCCTTCGTACCCCCACCGACTATTACCCTGGACCACACGCTTGGTCTTAACCTCGCGTCGGAACCGGCGTGCTGCTGCCAGCACACGTGGTCTACGGTAAGATTTCACTCGATCCTCTCCTCTTAGCAATAAGAGGAGGCTCGTACTTTGCCGGAGTTTTCCAGCAAGGGACTGCACGGATTGTGAACCCAACTGCGGCTCAGCCGTAAGGTTATTGAGAATTTTCTCAAAAGCCTTTGTCTCATAGTAGCTCTCCCTGCGGATATCCGTGGGCGGTACAATGCTAAGTCCCCCGCCAAAGAGCAATCGCTTCAATGGCATCTGGGAGACATAGCTCCTCCATTGAGGGGCACAGACTAACGAGGTCTTTAGTCCGCCCTTCAATCGAATTCCACCAAGACCGGGATCAGCCCCTAAGGGCAATCCCAGCTTGGTGGCGAGGGACCACTCACGCCTAAACCGCGTCTTTCTCCAAAGGCCCCCGCGTGCACACTCGATTGCTCGAATGCACAACGGCAGTGAATACCAATCCACTGTTCCTTTGGAGCCACCGGAAGGAGCTACCCATGAGCTTAAAAGGTCGAATTTCTGAGGTTTCCCGCGGAAGTAAGGGACTTCTACGAACAAACCTTTAGAACGGTGGACGAACGACTTCGCGTCCGAAACCACCCCACCCAACGACCTGATGTCCTCTTTCAAGGGCTCAATGGCTCTGCGAGGCAAATAGCCCAGCAAGTCATCTCCACATGTCGCAACCTTCTTACTATTAAGCGACTGGTTTTCCCAGGCGTACAGGCTGACAAGTGGTAGCAGCGCCCATGATGTGGGATCCCCCATCATAGCGCCACGTTTAGAGATAATGGCGGGTCGAGAATACTCCCTTCCCAATCCAATATCTCTCGCTCTGTCGTTGATCTTCTGAATCCAGAGATCCACGGCGGCCGAATAGGCCTCCAGAGCGGACATTACCTGCTCATAAGTAACGTCCACCGAAGTTAACATGGGGCCACCCCCTTGTATAACATCTTTCGGTTCTACTTTGTACGTCCACTGCACTGGAGCCACCCCTCCTGACCCCACCGCCAAGACCTTGGGACCAACAGGTACCACCTCATACGTGGGGATCGGTAAAGACCCCCGGTGGACCATGCTGTTAGGCCGGGCAGTGCCGGTTAGCTTTGTCGTCAGTAGATAAGCCCATTCCATCATTTCTGATGAAATCAAGACCACTACTGTGGGACTCACTTGTTGGGTCGTTAGACCGGCAGATGCGTACAGCCTCGGCTTCACAGCCGAGGAGAGCAGATGTCCCTCTAGCCTCACGGTCAGGGTCGGCCAGCCATAGTCAAGGCTACCTACGTAGCTTCGAGCCAGGGCTGATCTTAGATCCGGATCTGAGAACGAACCACGAGGAAAGAGCAATCTGGGCCCAAACAGCTTTGGAAAATGCTGCTGGAAAGCTCTCGCCTCGGGGTGTACCCTAGCCAATTCCTCATAAAGGGACCGGGTTAGGTAAAAGGGATGACAGTCGGTAGCGGCTGTCATATCCAGGGAGAGGGACACATCCCCTCTGGAAGGCTCTTGGAGGATAGGAGGCATCTCTCCTTTCCCCAAGCTAGGCGCACAACGCTTATCTCTAAGCAAATGTGCGTCAGCTAGCTTGCGTAGTGGCTGCTCGATGAGATTGACACAAGTGAGCGTCTTGGTTGGAAGACGAACCTTTATGCCTTTCTCATCGGCATACACTACTTCCACGGGAATGATATCCAACCTGGACATCATCTCGTGGCAACCAGCAATAAGTAGAGTGCTTAACTCCGCCGACAGCCGGTTGTATATATTAGTGACAGGCTCTACAAAATTGTAGACACTGGCACCTCCCTGATGAGGGGGTATGATATAAGACTCTGGGGGCAACTTGCTTTTAGGGTGAAGAGAACTCTTCCCCATCGCGTACGCGATAATAGCCTTATAGCCTGCCCCATGGCCTCCTGCAGCCCTTGTGAAAGGAATGCAGCCTGAATTCGAGGGAGTGGTGTAGACCTGAAGTTTTTTGGGGATAGTTCTATCCACCCAACGGCCTACCCAGTCCCGGAAATTCAAATTCTCCTCAACTGGCTCTTCAGTTAACCTGCTAGCCAAGGTTTCGAAGCTATGCGGGTAATCCTGTTCCAGGGGAGGAGGGAGGGCTCGTGCAATGTAAGAAAACATCAAACAATGTTTTGCCACGAGACCTCTAACTAGACCGCAGAGGGGTCCTTTCGGACGCACTCCACCAAAGTAGAATGCCCTGCACTCTGCGGCTAGTGTTTTTAACTCCCTACCTGTTGCCTCAGGGTCCACATATAAATGGAGCTTTAGCTTTTTTAGAGCTCTCCTATGGGACTTATTAAACGACAGGTGGTGATCCTTCCGAATAACTTGGAAGGCCATGCAAACTGCCTCAAAGGCAGCGCGCATGAAGTCAAAGCGGGCAACCGTCTTAGACTTTAGGTTAAGAAACTCATTACTGGTTACTTTCCTATCATAGGCCACGCAACAATCATGCAAGTCCAATCCGCTATAACTAGAGGATAATAAGGACCACATGGTCTCGCGGTCTACAGCCATAACGTCCATACTCGTCAGTTTACACTGGCGATTAAAGTCGATAAAGCTGAACCCTGAGGGGAGCTTAGTTCTAAGCATCGCCAAAAGGGTGGGAG